GATACAGACTGTATTGTAGAACTGGTCCCCTCTTCGGAGGGGGCCTTTTTCTTTGTATAAATAAGGCTATATAAGGAAACTATTATGGCAGAACTTACAAACAATATGAACTACTTGATGCCGACAGGCTTTAAAGTAGTTATCGACAGAGAGAACTATCCAAACCTTGAGTTCTTCTGTCAGACTTTTCAGCACCCAGATATGTCAATGGCGCCAAGCGAAATGCCATTTAGGAAAGTGCGTAATATTCCATTGCCCGGTGGTACTTTAGACTTTTCAGATATTTCAATGTCAATCATACTTGATGAAGACATGAAAGCTTATACTGAAATGCATGACTGGATGAAAAGGTTAATTGATCAACCTTTAACAGGACCATTAGATCGTAAAGCTGGTGTCGCACCGTCCACCGCAGATATTACACTAACAATACTAAACAGTCAAAACAATAAGGCAAAATCTATTAGATACAATGAATGTACGCCTACAAGCCTTGGTGGAATATCATTCGAAGCTACTGGAAGCGGTACTGAATTTTTAACATGCACCATGACGTTTAGATTTATTAACTTTGACCTTGTATAGATAATTCTATATGACGGAGATATATTATGATTGACTTGAAAGATGTCCTGACCGATTGGTCAGAAGATAGTAAACTTACTATGCAGCTTGACGAAGACTCACGTAAAACTCCACTTCTCCACGCCAAATATCTTGAAAAGCTGGCTAATTGTAAGCTTCTGCTTAAACGGGCAGAGTTTACGCAAAAGACATTGCTAAAACAAAAGTGGGAATGGTACAACGGCAAAATGGATATGGAAACCGTAAAAGAACTCGGTTGGGATCCTGATCCATTCAATGGCTTAAAAGTAATGAAAGGTGATATGGATTACTATTATGATTCAGATCCTGAAATTCAGAAGTCAGAAGAAAAAATACAATATTACAAAACACTAGTTGAAACGCTTAATGAGATTGTCTCTAACTTAAATTGGAGACATCAGACAATAGGAAATATCATTAAATGGAAGCAATTCGAGTCCGGCGCTTAAACCATGCCAATCTACATGTGGAATGCGACTTTGGTCAAGCGGCTGAGATAAAAGAATTCTTTTCGTTCTTTGTTCCGGGTTACCAATGGATGCCTGCGTTTAAGCGTAGAATCTGGGATGGCAAGATACGATTGTTTGATACAAATACTGGAGAGTTGCCAGCTGGTCTTATTCACCACTTAGTAAAGTATATTGAAAGCCGCGGATATAATTATGAGCTAGTCAAAACAAAGTATGGTACACCTTTAGAAGAACAAAGGCCAGATCCAAAAGCAGTAGTTCAATTTATTAAAACATTGAATCTTCCTTTTGATCCACGCGATTATCAGTTTATTGCAATCATGGAAGCATTACACAGAACTCGTGGTATTTTGTTATCGCCAACAGGTAGTGGTAAGTCTCTTATCATTTACGTATTAGCACAGTATTGGCTACAAATGTTAACTGATGGATTGCGATATCCTGAAGCCGGCAGAGTGCTTGTTATTGTACCGACTACGTCTTTGGTTGAGCAAATGCATAATGACTTTGTTCAGTACGGCTGTAGCGAAAAAGCTATACATAGAATATACTCAGGTAAAGATAAAACTTTCAGTCAAGCAATATGTATTAGTACATGGCAGTCAATTTATAAGTTACCAAAAGATTGGTATCAGCAGTTTGGTATGGTTGTTGGCGATGAGTGCCATGGCTTTAAGTCTAAATCACTTATGAATATTATGAACAAAGCGACGGAGGCAAAGTATCGGTATGGAACGACAGGAACTTTGGATGGTACTCAAACACATGAGTTGGTGCTTCAGGGATTATTTGGTAAAACGTTTAAGGTTACCACTACGAAGAAGCTGCAGGACTCAGGTACTCTCGCTCAACTTAATATTAACCGACTCGTTCTTGATTATCCGAGCGAGGCCAGACGGGAGTGTGAGCAAAAAAGTTATCAAGATGAGATAGAATATATTGTTACAAATGAAAAACGAAACAGATTAATACGCAATCTTGCAATAGACCAAAAAGGCAACAGCCTTGTATTATTTAATTTTGTTGAGAAACATGGAAAACCTTTATTCGACTTAATTCAAGATAAAGCTGATGAAAGTCGTAAAGTTTTTTTCGTGTCAGGAAGTGTTGCCACATCAGACCGCGAAGCTATTCGTGGCATAGTGGAGAAACAGAAAAATGCTATCATCGTCGCTAGTTTGGGCACTTTCAGTACTGGGATTAACATCCGTAATTTGCATAATATTATCTTCGCGTCTCCTTCGAAATCGCAAATCAGAGTTCTTCAGTCAATTGGACGAGGATTAAGAAAGTCAGATAATGAAGAACCGACCACTCTATATGATGTTATAGATAATATCAGTACGGATAATCGAAAGAACTTTGCTTGGCTCCACGGAGAAGAGCGTCTTAGAATATATCATAATCAGCAGTTTAACCACAAAACCTATAAGGTACCACTATGAGCAATCTAAACTTTAAGCAGTTTAAACTTACTAATGGAGAAGAGATAATTGCTGATGTTCTTGAATCAGAAGAGGACATACTCATTATCAGAGCAGCTATGAAGATTGTTGAAGTTGAGCACTTAGAAGAAGGATATAGCTATTTTGCGTTCAGGCCGTTTATTTCTTTTCAAGATAGCGTAGACACACTACAACTTCTTGGATCTCAGCATATCATCACAGAAACCACACCATCGCATAATCTTTTAAAACACTATGCAAGTGCAGTAGGTAAGATGTCTAAATTTCTTAAAGGTGGCAAGACTTTAGAAGAATTTGAAGCTATGTCAGAAGAAGAAGTAGAAAGTTATATTCAAGACTTTCTCGATCGTGAGTTAGAAGAAGCTGCACTCGATGGTCTTTTAAACGATGAAGAAGAGGAACTCGGCGAAAACGTAATACGGTTTAATCCTAAGAATGAACCAGATGGAACGTTACACTGAGTATACTACCTTCCCTCCGAATTCTTACTTTATTATACCATACTTTTGCGGTTCTGTAAACAAGATAATGAGCAAATTAAAAGAATAAATATACGATTCATAATGTAAATTAGGTATGTACAAACGTGCTCAAACGTTGTATAATAATACTTAAGAATGAAGGAGACCCTTAGATGCGGACCAAACGAGCAAGCATTCATTACGTAAATAATGCAGACTTCTCACAAGCAGTAGTCGATTATGTTAGTACTGTTAATGAAGCTAAAGAAACAAAAATAGAGATTCCTAAAGTACCAGACTACGTGGCCCAGTGTTTTCTACGTATTGCAGAAGGGTTATCACATAAAGCTAACTTTATACGTTACACGTACCGTGAAGAAATGGTTATGGACGCAGTTGAAAACTGCTTGAAGGCTATCAATAATTATGATATTGAAGCAGCAACCAGAACTGGAAAACCAAATGCTTTTGCATACTTTACTCAAATTACTTGGTACGCGTTCCTCCGAAGAATTGCAAAAGAAAAAAAGCAGCAAGAAATCAAAATGAAGCTTATTGCCAATTCTGGTGTTGATGACTATATGGTTGATACAAATGGTGATGCTACTTCTGGTCTAGTGGCTGGTGCTTTTGTTGATACATTGAAATCTAGAATTGATAAGATTAAGTATGTAGATTCCGAAATTAAGGAATATGCTAAAGTTGAAAAGAAAAGAAAGAAGCGTACTATTAGCGCTGATTCTGATTTGTCGGAGTTCCTTGAATGAAGATTGCCGTTTTAAACGACACTCACACCGGTATACGAAACTCATCTCAAATATTTCTCGATAATGCTAAAGACTTCTATGAACAGGTTTTCTTTCCAGCATGTGAAGAACATGAGATAACGCAGATTCTACACCTTGGTGATTATTATGATAATCGTAAAGTAGTAAACATAAAAGCCTTGAACCATAACCGTAAGCACTTCTTGCAAGAGATGCGCAAACGTAGTATGGTGATGGATATTATTCCCGGCAACCATGATACTTACTTTAAGAATACTAATGACTTGAATAGCCTGAAAGAGCTACTCGGCCATTTTATGAATGAAGTTAGTATTGTAATGGAACCAAAGGTGATTGAGTACGGTTCTTTAAAGATAGCTATGTTACCGTGGATCACCAACGAAAATTACGATAAGTCTATGGAGTTTGTGGCTAATTGCAAAGCTGATTGGTTAGCTGGTCATCTTGAACTAACTGGGTTTGAGATGATGCGAGGCTTAGAAAATAAGCATGGCATGGCTAGTGATCTATTCAAACGCTTTGAACTTGTAATGACTGGCCATTTTCACGTATCGTCTCGTAAAGATAATATCTGGTACCTTGGCTCACAAATGGAATTCTTTTGGTCTGATGCTCATGATCCTAAGTACTTCCACATCATAGATACTGAAACTCGTGAAGTTACAAAGGTACGTAATCCTTACACTTTGTTTCATAAAATTGTTTACAACGACAAGGAAACCGATTATAATAACTATAACGTGGAAGAACTTGGTGGCAAGTTTGTAAAAGTAGTAGTTGTTGAAAAACAAGATCAGTTTAGCTTTGATCGGTTTATTGATAGAATACAAAACCAAGACGTATATGACTTAAAAATATCTGAGAACTTTAACGAGTTCATAGGTGCTAATGTTGAAGATGAAGGCCTTGACATAGACGATACTCCACAGCTAATGGACGACTATATTGAGGGTGTTGAAACTGATCTTGATAAAGACAAGATCAAAGTAATGATGAGAGA